TGTGAGATGTGTTCGGCTTAGACCATTGTGATAAGACAGTTTACCTGCAAGGATTGTAAGACAGTTTACCTGCAAGGATTGTAAGACAGTTTAACCGCAAGGATTGTAAGACAGTTTACCTGCAAGGATTGTAAGACAGTTTACCTGCAAGGATTGTAAGACAGTTTAACCGCAAGGATGGGATCATAAGGGAAACCTTGGTTTTCCTTATTATGTAATCATAGTGTATAGAGAGTGTATAGGATCATGGCGAAATCGATGAAAATGAGAAAAAGTGCGGCGAAGAAACGGGGGCATAAGCGCAATAAGCGGACGATGAAACGGCAGTGGCGGGTCCGGGGGCAAAAGGGCGGTTTTGCCCCTGTTACGGACTCGGTTGCACCTATGGCGGTTGATGCTTATCCGGTCGACATGGATCCCCAAAGCATTCGCGAGCTTTTCGACGACATAAAACGTATGAAAAAGGTCGAGGTGTCCGACGAACAAGTCCAACTGATCACCGCTTTACTCAAGGATCTGGACGTCGTTTTAGACGAATTGACAGGCGCCATCGTGGCAGAAGAAAAATTAATAGCAGTTTACAACAATGCATCGAACGAAGTAGGAAGCTCACCCCCTTTGCTGCAGGGCGGTGCCGAGCCCTCCTCTACCGTCGTGGCCGTACAACGCGACTACCGTTCTCTCGCAGTTCTCTCTTTTATGGCCTTGTTCTCCCTGTCCATCGCTATTTACGCTATTGCTATTATTTCTTCCTACATCACTACCGAAAACGACACCCTTTACGCCTCGGTCGTCGATAAAATGTTTGGTATTTTAGCCTTACCATTCGGCCTCGATTCCGAGAAATTCATTCTTAAGATATTGAGCAATTTAACGGTGAATTTAACGGCGGACGCGACCGCCGCGGCGAACCGGGTATGTACCTTGGGTGACGGTAACCCCATATTTTCGTTTTATCAATATATTAGCTTCTCGAGCACCGGTAACTGCTTCTCCACGGTGTTCAATGCCCGGATTCAGACGCTGTTCTGGGTCCCACTGGCCATGCTGAAGTCGGGGGTGTATACCTTTGTTTATTCCACGGTGCGTATGGGGATGTTGATGCGGGGGCAAGGCGAGGGGCTCGAATCTAAAATATTACGGCTGATGACGGGACAAGACGCCCAACCCATCGCGCTCACCGAACCCCAGGTCGAACAATTGGCCGAACAGGTTTACGACAGATACCAACGGATCGAGGGTTAAACTAGACGCTTATACGGTGTAACAATAATAAGGGAGGGACTGGCGAAGCCATAGAAGGGAGGGGTCGCAGGGGTCAGAGGGCGAAGCCCTCAACCCTTGGGCGCCCTGAGGGAACCGTAGGTTCCCTGCTTAAAATGCGCGTAAAACTATGTTATGTCGCATCTTCAGATAACACCGTAAACAGGCTTTCACATCCACGATCGCATTATGGAGCCCGTCCGCGGTCTCCCCATCGAACAAGAATTCGAACAACTCGCCTAACTTCGGCCACTTCAGGCGCGGGGGGCGCCCCGACTCCTCGTCACCGCCCGTCACAATGTTACATAGACTCGTGCCGTTCTTCATCGTACAGTATTTTTCTAGGTTACGGACACGCTCGTTCACCGGCTGGAACAACATAGTGATGTGGGGCGCCCGGACCATGATCTCGGCACGGTTACGCTCGATCTCAATCGCCACCATCTCTTGGTCAAACTCGAGGTTATGGGCTACCACACATTCGGCCATCTTATATGCCTCCGTAAACGCTGCGAGACAATCGACGATGGGTCGACCGCGCGCATGACATGTGAGCTTGTGGATACCCGTCAGCTCCGTGACCTTTTCGGGGATCTGGACGAGATCCGGGATACGCACATACGAGTCAAACAATTGTACTATTTGACCGTCGATCATATCATATAAAACAAACGCGAATTGTATGATATAGGGGTACTCGGTGATCGGAATCGAACGTATCGACCCGCGACCCTGCTTAGGGATGAGGCCTGTGGTCTCGACGTCGAAGACGAGCGCGTAACGCTTACGGGCCGGGGCGGGGATACTAATTGTGGTCATTTTACGCTTATTACTACCAGTAGCCTAACAGCGTGCTTGGGAATCAATTTTTAAGGGAAACCCAGGTTTCCCTTATGATCCCATCCTGCAGGGAACCTAACACACACCGCCTTCGACGCTCGGTGACGTCTCCGGTCCTCCTGTCTTCCAGTTCACCGTAATCGACTCCAGTCCAGTCTGCTGTTTAAATATCAGCATCCAGTGATTATTATCAAAAATATCGTTACGTACATAGCCAACCTCATTATCGTCTGCGTCGGTAATATATCCCACCTTATCTATCACGAGGTTCGGGGAAATCATTATCTTACCATCAATGCTACGGTCAAATGCGGGTTTAGAGTAAGCGTACGATTTATTCATTTCGAGCAGGGGGAGATTAAGCGGCTTTGGACCCGTCTTTTTGGACCAGGTTACTGTTTTATGTGGGTTGATATGAAATGTGATGTCGATCGTGAATTGTTCCGGAAACACATCGCCCACATGTTTACACCTTTGCCGATTTAAATCGCCCAATAATGTGGGCGATTCCTGTGGCAAAGTAACGTTACCACGCGCATTTTCAATGCGCGAAGGTGTATATCCGTTTTTACGGCTGTGGACGGGTTTGATGGTCAGGGAGAACGTGTCCCCGCAGGCCGGGTTATTGAACACTATATTGGCGGATTCGGGCGAATTGTTGCGGTTGAAACCATAGATGTGCGTATTCGGAGAACGACAGTCCTTGTCGTTTTTATAGAATTCGATCGAATAATTTCCATTCGGGGTCACGTTAGGGGTGCCTACCGTCGTGTCCGTCATCGTGAGGGTCAGGTAGGAGGAGGAGAGGTCGATGTGGTATCCCGAGACATCAATAAAGGACGTGTCGGTGATACTGTACCCAGGATAGTCCGACGGGTCATAGTTCATGTAGCTATAGTATTGGGCATTGTAATCGTATAATTTTTCGGCAGCTTGCCAATCGCCCCCTACTTGTCCTTGGATGGGGGGTGTGCTAATCACACCCATACTTGTGGCCTTTTTGTTTTGACCCGTCAACACCAACATAGGGAAATAGGACGACGGGGGTTGGGCATAGGTGCAATATGTTTCGATACTGTATTTGTTGCTGCTAAAGAAATAAGTATATATCAATGCGAGAACCACGAGTTTGACTACGATTGCGGTCACAGCTAATATGGGGTTTTGTAATACGATTTTTTTTATGTTCATTTTGACCTTTTTTTATTTACTATAATAACATGATAGAAAGTTGTTATAGTCATTGCAAACTTACTTCGGCTTGCTGCTCCGCAGATTTCTCACAGTGCGGTTATGGGTCTCGTAGAAGCGGCGTGTACGGTTCTTGGTACGCAGCCATACATTCGTGCGTAGGTAACAGACGATCGACAGCCGGATCGCGTCCTCGTCCTTCTTTATCATCGGCAGGTTCGCATGGGGCTGATGCACGTCCATGAAGAGAACATCACCTGTGCGAACATCCACACCGATACCATATTGGGGGAAGCAGGTTTCGGCGCCGTTATACCCCTTTCCTGGCTCGGAACTTTCACTTTTTTCTATCACAACTAAATTACCGAAACCATCGACGCAGTCACCGACGTCTTGATGAACGGTTGTGGTGTAATTGACATTGGTCGTGACGGTAGTAAACGATGTTCCGGGGATTTTAAAATGGGTTTGGTTCGCCATTCGTCGTTGTATCTTGTACTGCTCGGGTGTCATTTTAGCGTAAAGTTCATCGATGTCCTTGATCAGGGGGATCGTTTTTTTATATTCTTCGGGGTAATCCATGTTGAATCGGCATTCGCGGACGGTGACCGACGGAGTTTTTCCACGTTTTTTGAAAACCGCCTTTTGACCCGGAGACCAAGTATCGAAATACCCGAAAATGTTGGACATGACCTTTTTATCCGAATAACCCATTTTCTTACTTCCTGACGCACTTGCACGTAATCCGCTCTTGTTCTTGGCGAAGTTGATGACATTGTCATAGAACGCATCCACGTGCTCTCGGGGGAGAACATTTTTTCTAAATCTAAGAAGTAATTTATTATCTTCTCCGTATACATCCGAATCATCGGTGATAATGGTGTCAATATCGTCTCGTTTTAAAAAGGTGTTCATCTTCTTCTCCATCTTCTCGTCGTCGAAATTCTTTTTCACGGTATAAACTGTAACATTACCTTTCTTTTCTTTCTTTACAATGGTCATATTATAATTACTTGTCTAATTATAATATAAGTAGAAAATATAAAAAATAATAAATTGTCGAATCACATTGCATATCTTTATGTAAAATGGTATAAATATTTAGTGTCGTAATAGACATATGAACATTATCCTGAGTAAAGACCTGGGTTTCGGGGCCTATTCGTGCCAACTTCCCGAAAACCATGTAGACGGGGTGGTGACGCTAGTGTGGGAGGGAGAGGGCAAGGGTAAAGAACCCAGCAAAGTCCAGTACGGGACCAAAATGTTTTTTTTCAATATTGCCAACAGCTGGTTATTGCGAAATACCCATTTGTCGGGCTCGTTGGACGAGAACAAAATCACCGTAAGAAACAAAATTAGAAAAATTATGTACGAAGACTATGTGAAATGGTATCGGGAAAATGACATAGAATCTAAATATAATTCGCTCGCTTAGGCCATACTGCTTCGTCGGGTCTTGTTCTTCGTCGTTTTGTTCTTTTTTGTGGTGTTTTTCACGGTGCCAGGTTCTCCAACCCTTGCAGGAATTTTCCGTAATTTAAATTCGGTCATTCCATTGGGTCGGGTTGATATCGAGCCATATTCGGGGTAAGCTTTTAATAACTTTTGTGACGCTTCATGCATTGGTTTCAAACGATCTTCAAACGTACCGAGTCCCGACCCGTTTGGGTTATAATATTGCGTGCGGAATCCTACCTTATTGAATCGCAGCATAACCTTATCGCAAATGAAATATTTTATGCTTCGTTCGACATCCTCCTTCTGCCCGTTCTCCTTCGTAATGGTGAGTCGGATCGCGTTCAAGTTAGGACGGTTAATGATGCCGTAAAACGCCCCCACAATATAGTTCAAGCACGTCGACATCTCTTCCCGACCCTTTCTAAAGAACGGATTGAAGACCGGGTAGACCCCCCAAATAAACGAATGGTGTTTCTTGCATTCGGCAAACGCGGTCTTAAAAAAGTAAGCCAGCGATTTCCCCCGGAACATCGGCGACATCGTCAGATCGATCTCGGCCAAATCGTCGTCAAAAAACACGATATGTTTGTGTTGGGGCCACTGCGACATGATGAATTGGCGCTGCGGCACCAAACCCTTTTTCCCTATCACTAACTTATTGAATAAGCTCTTGTCGAGAACCTGGACATATGCGTCATATTCTTCCTGATTCGCCACATAAACATAGATTTTACTGGCGGGGATTTTATGGTGTTTCAGCACAGCCAACGTCTTGTCACGGCATAACTCGGCGCGTTTATAGGACGGAATCGCCACAATGTAATCGGACATGGATTAGAGCTATAATACCATTAGAAAAATAAAATATATAGAAAAATGGCGGTTTATTGTTTCTATACTAATCACTAATCGAGGAACCGAAAACATGACCGACGCACTTATGGTTAAAATCGCTAACAGTATTTGTATCGCCATTGCGTCCCACCTCTCCAACGCGAAACGCATCTCCTACCTCGTCGAGTGTCTCCAGTCCCTAGTCGCCCAGACTGTCGTCGTACCCGTACACCTGTCGATCTCGTTCGAGAACGAGGAGATCCGGGCCGAAACCGTGCGCCAATTGATCCAACATAATTTGATGAGAAACCCCTATATACATGTCTATATCCGAGAACAAAAGACCCCCCAAATGCGGCATTTTTTGTTGATGTTGGAGAACCCAACCTTCCACTACGAATATGTGATGTTCTGTGACGACGACGACACCTACGAACCGACCCGTAACGAGGTGATTATTAAGAGCATCCATCATATTTGTAAGGGGATCGAGGAGGGCTCGGACCGCCATTTCGCTGGTTTTTATGAGAGCCACTGCGAGAAGGACCACCGAGAACATCGGCACGAATATTGGTGCTATTGTGTGCACCGGTCGGTGCTGGACCGCTTTTATAATACACTGGCACCGTATCAGGACGTGATAGATAATAAGTGCTGCGATGTGCTCTTTGGGGAGTATATGCGCCGGCTGAGCGACCGACATCTGTTTGGTCGTATGAATACGCGGCTCTATAATTATCGTGTGACGGAGAACCAGGATAGTGTGACCGGGACGATCCAGGCGCGACAACAGATCTATACGCGGAACAACCCACACCCACCGATGGGCGACCCGCGACTACCGGACTATATCTTAGATTGGAACGACTATTTACACGAGAACCTGGGGGTGTACTTACACGACGTGTTTTTGAGAACCTTGGTGGGATGCGAGATTAACTATATTTTACAAGCCGAATTTCGTCTCGACGCCGACCTGCTGCCGTATGTGGACGACTGCCACTTGAAAAAGATACACGAATTACACCACTATTTGCGGGGGATCTGTGCGAAATTATATGACGCCCCCTTAAGGGGAACCGACGGTTCCCCTTAAACCCTTCCCTTAAACAAATACTAATTATGTTAACCATGTTGTTAAGATAATTTCCAAGATAGTTACCAAGATCCTTTGCACCCGGTTAGTATGTTTAAAGGAGGGGTTAAAGGGGAACCATGGGTTCCCCTTAAAATTGAATTTCTTTTTTATGAAAACATGGAACGTACCCTACCTAATATATCTATTGACATGACGACCCACGCCGAGCAACACAGTGTCTTTATCCCCAGCATTCACCGTACGGTGAACTATGCGACCCTGAATGGTATCATGGGGGAGTTTGGCGAGGTTGTCCGTGTGGATTTCTTTGAAATTCAGCCGCAGAAGAAGGACTGGCGCCGGGCTGCGGTCTATTTCACGGAGGAGAGCTGGCCTAAGGTAAGTGAGCTGTTTTTGGAGGCACCTGAGATCCGGGTTCCGTATGAAGTAGGTGATAAATCCTATCAGGCCACGGTGACAGTGAACAAGAACCCGGTGCAATTCACCGAACAAAACATCCATCAACTGGCTCATACGGTGGAACAAGTGTACGAGGTGCAACAACACCATGCCGGGTGGTTTGAGTACTTGATAGCCCAGAACCTGCAGAAGGAACAACGCATCGCGGAACTGGAACGCAAGTTGGCCATGGTGATGGCCCATCTGTCCCTCGGCACGGACCTAAGCCAACCAGAGCAAGAACTCGCACAGGAACAGGTCCATCCAGCAGAGCAAGAACTCGAAGAAGGCGAGATTCCGGAGGAGAAGCCTGCTCTACGTCTCCCTCCCCGCCCCCCGGTACTTCAGCGCCAAGAGACGGGCTGGTACGATACGGTGACGGGAGAGGCAAGCGGGGGATTTGTGGGCGACGCGGTGATTGCTAACATTGTATAATTAATGTTAATTATAACAAAACATAAACAAAATAATTGTGATTGTAACCTTATAAAACCCCCACCCCTTTTTTTGCAGGGAACCTACGGTTCCCCTGCGACCCCTCCCTTAAACAGTAAACTTCCTTGGTGGCAACCTTTGAATCCACTTTTAAATTATGTTACATGTTAAGCTAACATAATTTGTTTTTATTTAAGGGAGGGGTCGCAGGGGAACCGTAGGTTCCCTGCAACGTTGGTTCCCTGCCTATAATGAGTTACGGTAGTTCACCACGTACGGGTTCGACTTCAACATCTGTGTAATATCCAGGCTAGCATTACGGTCCGCCTGAATCGTGGAATATAACTGGTTGGTGTTACCCGATTCCTTCCCCAGGATGGTGGCGTCCGGGATCTGGGCCGGCATGGTCCCAATCACCGCACGTTGGTTCTGCAAGACAGAATCGCGGCTCACTTGGCGCATATTAATATCGCCATTCATCAGCGACATGTTACCAGGCACCATATGACCCTGGATCGTGCTCGACTTAATATCGTTGTTACGCTGGTTATAGTTGGCCTCATACGACGTCATTTGGCGTCCTCGGGGTCCGGCGCTCGATCCGCCCGTGTAGCTATACACACCCACCTCGTTACGGTTCGTAAACGGGACCTGATGATCCGTGACCTGATACGCCCCCATGGTCTGCGAGTTGATATTAAGATGTCCCTTACCCTGCTCCGTCGTCTCACGGATGGTGGTCGCGGGGCGGTCGGCCGGATTAAACACATACGATTGTTTGACCGTGGTGCTCGGATTTTGGTAAGGGCGGAGGGTGCCAATCACATTGTTCTTACGATTCGGTCTCAGGACATCCAGAAGGGGGGCGATGACGGCCCCCATGCCCCCACCCACAATGCCAAAATAATTATCCTGCTTGTTCGCGGTACGGTTGTTGGGGTACGCTGACTTGGCCTTTATTTCAAAGTCCGCGTCGGTCGCATAGTTACGGCCGTTGGCATTCGCGACTCCGATCGGCACCGCACCGAGCTCCTGCATGTGAGTGGGCATGTACTCGCCCGGCAAATAGGTGGCCTCGACCGCGCCTCCAGCAATACCGCCGTAGGAGACCGCGGTATCGGGGCGGCTCACGTTACGTTCCACCGGAATTGCGCGTAAGGTATAGCCCTTGTCGGCCGTGCTACCCGGGGTCAAGCGGCCAATATCGCCATGGTCACCGCCACTGGTCCGCGTGTCCCAGGCAAACGATGTTTCGGGCCGGTTCTTTTCCATGACTCCCATTTGCTCTTGGGTCGCAATACGTTTGATATAGCTATCTGCCGGACCCTCGTGGCCCAAGAGCGAGAACCCGGTGGCCTTGGGTTTGCTGTCAACACGCAGCTGATCCGCGGTCTTATCGAGCCATTGCTCACGGGCCATCATACCCGAATTATAGCCTCCGGCACCCTCCGTGCCATATCCTAAACCTAGACCCGGCGCCACCGACTGGGGTTGTTCGAACGGATTCACATTGGCCATGCGTAAACTAGGGTTGACCCGGCTCTGAAAAAAATCGCTGCGGTTCGGGGCGCCATGGGCCCACTGCATGTTCTCGTTGGGGGCAAACAGGGGCGATACCTCTTTTTTCGTGATGATCTGCGATCCGGAGCCACTGTAGCTGTCCATGATACTCTCCGTGACGTTGCTGTTCGCAATCGCATTCCGTGCGTTCGATCCAAAAAACGGCTGCATGTTATTATGGACGAAGTAGTCGCTTCCCACCTTCTCACCCGTGAGCGAGTAGTACTGCGTTCCTCCCGTTCCTCCCGTTCCTCCCGTTCCTCCCGTTCCTCCCGTTCCTCCGGTTCCTCCCGTTCCGTTCGCTGCGTTACCTAAGGTGCCCTGGTTCATGTTGGCGTTAAAATATTTGTCCGTATAGGCTCCGCCAGCATTATCGTACTTGTTGTTCACCGTCAGCTCCGCCGTCTGGTCGAGATTGGGAGTTGCCGGGTCGTAATACTGATTTTCCGGGTAGTTGGTGTCGGCGATATTCGTGTTCGGGAGTTTCGATTGACCACTAAAGTTCTCTTTGCCCTTCTTTTGATTTGAAACAATATATAGTAATCCAAGTGCAATCGTTGGTACTGCCAATTCCATTTTTTCAATCACTTATTGTTATATATATATAGTTTATTCTGCATGCAGGGAACCTACGGTTCCCTCAGGGCGCTTTCAGCGCCCAAGGGTTGAGCGGCGAAGCCGCTCTGACCCCTCAGACCCTTCCCTCGATTATGTTAACCCGATTGTTAAGATAATTTCCAAGGTAGTTCCCAAGAACCCATTAGACTACGTGAAAGGTGTTGGATACGACGGCGCGTACGTGTCTTTTTCGATGATACGGGTTTGCACATCATAGTTAAATGGGCGTTCGATATGATCTTGTGGGTTGATCAATGGAAACTCCCAGCGATTGTTCTCCACCGTACGATACATCCAGGCAGGGCAGCTCGCACGGCTCTCGTCCACAAACGGTTTCGTAGTTCCCCAGTTCGCCGGCGTCGGCACAATGCCATGTTTCTTGTGATCATTCACTTCGACTAAATCGCGGTTATACCGTCTCGATAACGTAAACAGGTCCGATTCAATGTCGGTCCGCGGTTGGTTCGTATTGATATTAGCACCCCAGTTCTGTAGGCGTATCTGCGGGTCCTCGATAAACGTCAGATTACTCACCCCGTATCCCGGCTTATCCAACATATATCTTCCCACAAACGTCGTATCTTGTAATTGCTGTTTTATTTTTGTAGGATCATCGTACTGGCGTGTAAAAGACATTTTAGGAATATTACAATAGATATATATATTTTTTCGTAATAACAAATGGCTAATTCCAGTGGAGATTTCATTCCGAACCCCATTATTGAAACTGTATCTACACTTTTGGGCGCGGACGCGACCGTGGTGGATAGCCAACAACAACAACAATCTATTTCAGAAACCAATACCGCGCTGCCTGCAGCATCTGTAGTGGAGCCCCAGGTTCTCGATGAGGGCCCCTACATCTGTCTCAACATGATCGTCAAAAACGAATCACGTATTATTGTCCGCCTCTTTGACTCGGTTCTCCCCCTCATCGATTCGTATTGTATTTGTGATACCGGCAGCACCGACAATACCGTAGAAATCATCGAAGAATATTTTAAATCCCGTAACATCCCGGGTAAGATCGTTCGAGAACCTTTCCGCGATTTCGCCTACAACCGCACGTTTGCGCTAAAAGCATGTGAAGGGCTCCCGCGTGCCGATTTTTTACTGTTGATGGACGCTGACATGATCTTACGGGTCGAACCTAAACTCTGCCCGCGTAATTTCCGACGCGCGTTAGGCACGAATAACTGTATAGCCTACCATCTTTTTCAGGGTAGTGACGCGTTTTACTATAAAAATGTTCGTATCATCAAGAACATCGACGGGTTCTCCTACTGGGGCGTCACCCATGAATTTTTACAGACCCCGCCCGACACCGTCATCAAGCAGCTCGACAAATCCTTGTTGTTTGTTGACGACATCGGGGACGGTGGGGCCAAGGACGATAAGTTTCAACGCGACATACGCTTATTATCTCAGGGGCTTGAGGAGAACCCGGGCAACGACCGTTATACCTTCTATTTGGCTAATAGTTATTTCAATACGGGTCAGCACCTCAAAGCCATCGAATACTATAAACAACGCATCGAAATGGGCGGTTGGAACCAAGAGATTTGGTTCTCCTATTATTCGATTGGGAAAAGTTATAAAGCGTTGGGGGACCTTGCCCAAGCCCTACATTATTGGTTGTGTGGCTACCAGTGTCTGCCATGTCGTGTCGAGAACCTATACCAAATTATTCATTATTATCGAAATAAGGGCGACAATGTTCTCGCCCAGGCGTTTTACGAAATGGCGCGCGAATCGATGCAGGAGGATGGGGGAGGATCGGTGCGGTCCGAATTCCTCTTTCTAGAGAACGACGTCTACGAGTATAAGCTCGACTACGAGTTCACCATCGTCGGCTTCTACCGGAACCCACGGAAGCACGATGTGATCGCGTTGTCTATGAAAGTGTTGACGAACCCCCTCACCGAACCCAATATTGGCCGTAACGTGATTTCGAATTACAAATATTATGCCCCCTCACTCAAGCGTCTCGAGGACGCCGCCACGCTCGCGCGGTGGGAGCAGCGGCTACAGGTTCTCCGATCTGTGGGAAAAACGGTGAGTTCGACCGTCCTCGATCCTAGTGTGTATGTTTCGAGTACGCCCTCCGTCTGGATCGACCCCCTCAATAAATCCAAGTTATATGTGAATGTACGCTATGTCTCTTATAATGTCGACGATAACGGTAAATATAGTGTTCGTGATGAGAAAGGTCGTATCATGAGCCAAAACGTGTTTGCGACCATCAATGTGGGGGGCGGGCAGTGGAACAAGACGAACGAAACCGTGTTGGAGTATAATAAATGTTACGATAATATATACGTGGGCCTCGAGGACGTGCGACTGTTCTCGAACAACGAGGTTATCTGTTTCAACGCCACACGCCCCCTAGCATACGGTCGTCCTTATATCGAACACGGTACCATCAAGTACGGGGCGATCGCATCGAACCTGGTCACGGTGGACAACAAACAGGGTGTGGAGAAAAATTGGGTCTTATTCAAAAATGGGGATCGACAGGTCAAGACGATCTACGGTTGGTCGCCCCTCACCATCGGCAGCATTGTCGACGACCCTGACCGGAACCTCGACGAAAAGGGGAATATTTTAAAGAAATTGGTGCTGGAACGTTCCTATGACGCACCAAATTTTTTCCGGTGGGTACGGGGGTCGACCAACGGAATTCGGATCGATGACGAGGTTTGGTTCATATGTCATGTGGTGAGCTACGAACAACCGCGCTGTTATTATCATTTGTTTGTTACCTTGGATTTGTTCTCGATGCAACTCAAACGTTATACCAGATTATTTAGGTTTGAAGATAAAAAGGTGGAATACACATTGGGGTTTGTCTATATGGAGAAGGACAAGGAGTTTTTGATCGGGTATAGTTTGGTCGACAGAGAAACCAACTATATGGTGGTCTCGAAAGAAAAGGTGGATAAATTATTTGTTGGATGAATATATAGACCGTGTTAGACGTTTTGATGTCTTTAACCCCCAAAATTATTCGAGGACATATCCAGAATTTTCCGGCTATTAGTGGCTCTACTGCGGGGTCAACTGGGTCCATTAATGGACACGGATCCATTACACCTCTATCCAACATCAATGCTGTCTCGTCCGCACCTGGGCAAATCGTCGTCACCTGGACCGGAGGCGTGGGATCCAATGTCCAATATTCTTATTCGCTTTCCAACGGCATCATCGCCAGCAGTCGGGGTACCAATCCGACCACCCTGACCCTGACCCGCACCGATCCTTTAACCACTACTGTCACGGTGACGGCCACCCCTTTTGGCAACCCGTTTGCCAGCGTGACCGGGACGTCCAGCCCGATAAATGTGGGTGCTGGCGTGGGCACAGGGATCAAGGCGCCCATGGCTCCTACGGTGCCTACGGTGCCTACGGTGCCTAATCCCATCTTGAATCCGACCCCTGTGCCACCACTGCCCACGGCACCAACTGCACCGACTGCACCTGCCGCCCCCGCGCCCCCCGCAGCACCCGCAGCACCTACGGTACCTCCGACCCCCATAACAAACGTCAAGACATCCAACGTCTCGGTCAATGGATTCACGGCGTCCTGGTCGGGAGGTACTGGACAAGGTGTTACCACCACGTTTACGATCAATGGCCAACCTGCGAGTCCCACGAACGGCACCACCTCCCCTGCCACATTCAGTGTGACGTCACCTAACCCTTCCGCCTTCGTCATCACCGCCACCAATAGCACAGGCACCGTGAGCAGTCAGGTAGTCAATGTGGTACCGGTGGTGCAAAATGGTCTCATACTGAACATGTATAACAATGGCGATGTCGCAGGACCCGCCGGTTTTAGCGCGGATTTCCAACAGCGTACTTTACAATACTTTTATCAGAACCCCGTCGTCGCGACCGGCATTACCACGAATTTTACGAATGATTATACACGAGGGGCATCGCCTTATGCGCGGTACTTTACGGGTATGTACGGTATCACGGCCCAGGGCATCTTTACACCGAACGTGTCGGGGACCTGGACATTTTACCTGATTGGCGACGATTTCATGTGGATGTACCTGGGCGACAATGCTCGGAACCCTACTGTCAATAATTATAGCTTCAAGACCACCGACTACCATACCGAGCTTAGCTACCCGGTGAACCTGACCGCGGGAACTCAATACCCTATTTTGCTGTTGTGGGGTCAGAGCCGCGGGGGAACCAATTATGGTTTCCGGTTTACGGATCCGAATGGTAAAGCTTATACGGATACGTCGGGTTTCACCACGTCGCAACCGATCAACCCTAGCTACACCTAGGGGGCAGGGAACCTACGGTTCCCCCGCACCCCCTCCCTTAATAGAATGGATTCTTAAAAAAAATAAAATTATGTTACTAACTAAGCTAACATAATTAAGGAAGGGTCGTAGGGGAACCATGGGTTCCCTTACCAGTATAGGCTCTGCGACGTCAAGACATATTTCAAGACCATTCCTTCGATCTGCCTTAGCTTATGTAACAATTCGACTTGGCTGCCTTCAAACACCATTTCACACACGTTTTCGATCTCTCGGGCGATCGTAACAATCTTCATCATCGCCTTTGTAAAATCCCCCACCGAAATACCCTTTTCACTGATCACCGCCTGGATGAAATATTTACATTCTTGTTCCGTGGTGCAGTCCGTCCAGTCCATCGCATACTGTATCATATCAAACATCAACATTTGGTCGTAGTGGACCCCGGTATAGAGGTCGAGGTCATGTTCGACCTTTTCAAACACGTTGCGCCATGTTACCATACGTTTCACACCTTCAATCGTCAGCGGGTCTTCGCAGGACGGAATGGTTGCCCGTACCTCGTCCGACACCTTGACATCGGTATAACACGACAGAAGCCCCACCAGTTGTTTGCTGCTGTACTTTTGGAAATAGTCGGTGTCGACCATCATTTTAGCCGTGATGAGCGGGTTTGCTTCGGCCATGGAGGACGCCACCTTCCCCAGGAGGGTGGGGGCGTAGGCGTAGGCACTCGTGTATTTCGTCTCATGTGTGATAAAACCGTGTTGTATCAGGAGCTGGCATACCGAGTCGACATTGGTCTTTATCCATGATACATTATTATCGAGCGAGGCATACTCTCGGTCCCGATCCGCCGTCAGTGCGTCCAGTTCGCGCACCGCCACGATATCTTTCAACAGGCTCTTATGTTCGTCCTTGAGGGCGGCGATGGTACGCTCACATTCCTTGCGTTTCTTGTTTGTGCTCGTCTTAAGAAGCTCTTCCAACCTCAAATACTGTTGACAGACATCGATCGGGGTCGGTTTTAGGGCGATGCTTTGCGATTTTTTGGCGATGGCGTCCTCCAGTTCGCCGATTCTTTTACGGATCCCGACCGTGGCATACTCGATTTCGCCCTTGACCATGCTCTTCTCGCAAAACCGGTATATTTCTTCGGGCTTGACTTCGCCGTTCGGGCTGTTTTTCGTGAGATTCAAGACGAGTCCGTGCGAGATATGGAACTTGGAGACCAGGGTTTGGGGAATCCCGCTTAAAATGGTTTTATATTCGTTGAGGGTCGGTACTTTGAATAGATTATTGCAGTGGACGACATGGCCTACGGTATCGAGCCCGCGTCGGCCCGCCCTACCTGCAGCCTGGGTATATTCGTGGGCCAACAAATAGCGGTCCGTGTTTCCGTCGAACTTGGTCAGGCTGGTGAAAATGGCGGTGCGGATCGGGCAATCGAGGCCAATTGCGAACGATTCTGTGGCGCATAACAGCTTTATTTTCTTCTGGGAGATGGAGATCTCCACCAGCTCTTTCAAACAGGGTAACATCCCACTGGGGTGAATACCTATCCCTTTTTCCAACAGCTTGACAAGTGTATTATATTCGGGCAGCTGCAGATATTCCTGGTAATTAGGGAATTTACGGATGATTTGTTCACACTCCCTTGCCGTGGTATAGGGGATCTTACTGTCGTCCTCTAGGAGCGGGACGGTGATCTCGCTCGCCACGGCTTCGACATTTTTACGCGAAAATATGAACGCGATGGCGGGCAACATATCGCGATCCCGGAGGAAAAGTAACAATTGATTCATGGTGTGTTTGCGGTTGATGTGGACTTGATTGTCTTCGAGCATTTTGGTGTATTTTTTGATGGTGAGGTAGCCGGCGTCGCTGAATTTGTTGCTGGCGTCCTGGAGTGGGATGAGGGTGTTGGTGTTGTCGCGGATTTGCTTTTGGATGTCCTTGTCTTTGACATGTTTGAAGATGGATTCGGTGGTGGTGATGAATCCGTAATGGGAGAGGGGGACGATGCGGTGGTTCGTCGAGGCCAGATAGACTTGTTTTTGGTCGGGGCCGGGATACCGGTCTTCGATCCACTGGGCGAACCCCTGTGGATTATCGATGGTGGCTGAGAGCGAGACCGTCTGTACATGGGGCGGGAGAAGTAAGAAGGTTTTTTCCCACACTTGGCCGCGTTCCGGGTCGTTGATGTAGTGGACCTCGTCGAAGATCACACAGCCTACTTCGTTGATGTCTAACTGAAAATTAAGGGAACCTACGGTTCCCTTAAGATCCTTCCCTTTCTCGGTTGTTTCTTCACATTGGTCGGTTGATACTTTCCCTTGTTGGGTAAATAGGCAATTTTGAAGGATCTCGGTCGTGCATATTAGCACATCTGCGGTTGGGTTGATCTTGTGGTCTCCAGAAAACAATCCCCAACTAATGTGTGGATATTTCTTTGAAAACTCGTAAAACTTTTGTGACGATAATGCTTTGATAGGGCTACAATAAATTACCTTTTTTGACTGCATAGTGAAATGTTGGATGGCGAATTCTGCAGGCATCGTCTTACCCGAACCTGTTGGTGCCGTTACTAAAACATGGTGTCCCTTAACAATTCCCTCAACAGCGTATTTTTGGAAGGGGCTCAAATCGTAGGGAAACAAATCAAAGTACTCTTTGTACTCACCATTATCTAGGTAGGTATCTGGACAAACAACCACCATTCTTGGCTCGGATAATAATACACAATATACGTAATATTATCTTTATTACCATTGGAGAATCAATTTTCATTCTATTACACCGTCATATTTTGCACCCTTTTCCAGGTTGTCGACACCCCATAACGGTTGCATATTGGTATAATGAAAGCATTTGCTAATCTCCTCTTCCTTACTCAAATCAAAGCTGGCGCACGGGCGAATGTGGTCAATATGCCATTCGCCCTGATTTTCCCAAGTCATTCCTTCTTGGAATTGTTTCTCCAAATGAAGTCTAAGTTCTCCGAGCGTGCAACCGAGATACTCGAGAGTATGCTTTTCTTTTTTATTAGTATAATTTTTCAATGCCTCTCTAATCCGGTTTCGAAGCAAATGTTTTAAATATGACTTTGGATCACATATCTTACAACTACTTCTAACTTTGTCATGATCACATATTTGGCTTCCATGACAGTCTTTACATGTACTCTTACGTCTTTCGTGCTCACAGTATTTTGATCCACCACACGGTCTACATTCACTTTTTCTACGACCGTGAGGGCAAATACTAGCACCCCCGCAAGGTTTACATTCACTTTTTCTACGACCGTGAGGGCAAATAGTTGTGCCACCGCACGCCTTACATAAATTTCTTTGTTTTTTATGTGGGCATATCTGACTTCCTCCGCAATCCCGACAGTTACATTTATCTCTTCCGTGGGGGCATATCTGACTTCCTCCGCATTCTTTACATCTTGCTTTACGCCGACCGTGGGAACAAATGCCTTCGCCGTTACATTCATGACAATTATATTTTTTTCGGCCGTGCTGACACACCTGACTTCCTCTGCAAGGTACGCAACCCTCTTTTGCTACGCCGTGCTCACAGATTTGATTTCCTCCACATTCACGGCATCTTTCTTTACGACGGTCGTGCGGGCATATCCGATGTCCACCACACTCACGGCATGCACTTTTTTGTCTGGAATGCTCGCATATTTGACTTCCTCCACACTGAGGACACATTACTTCACGACGACCGTGTTGGCACCACAACCCTTTACCATTCCATATAACTATCTTATCTTTGAAAATGTATTTCTCACCCTTGACTCGATCCGCGGTCTTAGCAGGCAATGGCACACCAATGATTCCACAGTACTCCTCAACAACTTCGTCAGTAGACAGCTTTATGGTATTTTCCATTCTATACAATACAACGAGAAAATAATTCCATATACTTTTTACTAAAGTATATAAATGCCTAAATATTCTCGGTAGACTTGGGTTCTTCGGCCAATTTCTTCTTTTCTTTTTGCTTCAAATAGGCCCTACGAGCATATTCTTTCAACTTATCTGGGTTTGTTTCCGATAACTTCTTAAGACGTTGGTTAGCTTTTTCTATCACAGCTTCTTTATTGCTTTCATAATATTTTTTATGCAATGATTTGTATTTTTCCAACTGAAGTTTCAACAGAGCGTTCTCCTTCTCTAACAGCTCCACCTTCTCATCTGGGTTCATGCTATTTCTAAATCAACAAATTATTTTTATATAACTTAAGAAGTATATAAAATCGTTGTTTGGTAATTAAATATTTTTACTCTAAATAAAATCATGGAAAAAGTGGTGGAAAAGTCGAGGGGGGTCCTCCGGAAATGGACATTTATTTTTGTCCCAAAAAAATTTTGTCGATTAGAAATTTGCAAAAGAGGTAGGGTCGCTGCATCTTCGTGCTGGGAGGGGTTGGTGGGAGGCCAGTTGACTGCATAAGCCGATTCTGTAATTATGCGCTGAATTAAGAATGGACAAAAAGACAAATGCTATATTTTAGACGATAAATAGCTATATTTAGACTAATGAAAAGATCTTTTTTTGTCTGATTAAACAATATAGAGAAATATATCTACATTGTTTATGCTAACGAACCATTCGACCCCCGATCATGATAATGGTGCGACGAAAAATCGACTATACCACCCAGAGATTCAAGAGAATGGAGGACAGTCTTATAAGAACAAGACGTGTATAGTGTGTAATTATCACTGTTCCCAAAAGTGTGACTGGATAAAGCACATCGCCACGAAGAAGCATATCAAGCTGAGTAATCCGGCGACAACTGTGGCCAATGTGCATCAATGCAAATGTGGTAAGGAGTATAAACATTTGTCTAGTTTGTATAAACATCGAAAATCGTGTAATACGGCCCCGACCTCGCCGCCCGCACCGACGGATGTAGTCAGCGTTATGTCTGATCACAACAATAACAATACTACTAGTGCCACCACCGAGATATTCTTGGAGATGATGAAGTTCATCCGTGAGGAGAACGAACGCCGGCAAAAGCAGTATGAAGACGAGAAGGAACAGGCCGCCAAGAAAGACATGCAAGAGAATGAATTACGTAATGTTCTCATTGAACAGAATGTGGAACTGCAGAAGCGGATTATCGAGCTGTCCAAACAGGGTACCACGGTCAACAACCACACCACGAACAACAATCAGTTCAACCTGAATTTTTTCTTGAACGAGACCTGCAAGGACGCTCTCAACATCGACGATTTTTTGAATTCGCTGACCATCACCACAGAGGATTTCGAAGAGACGGGGCGAATCGGGTTTGTAGAGGGGATCACCCGGATCCTGCTGCGGGGATTAAAAGACCTCGATGTGACGAAACGACCGTTTCACTGTACTGACCTGAAACGCGAGGTCGTGCACATCAAAAACCACGATAAATGGAGCAAAGACGACGAGGAAAATAGCCAGATGCGACAGGTGGTGAAACATGTGGCGAGGGAGAACCGAAACCAAGTTCTCCCTTGGTCGAAAGACCATCCGAATTATTTAAAGTCGAACACCAAGGATAATGACGAATATTTGAAGTATTTTTATGTAGCACACGGGGCGGAGTACCCCGACGAACAAAAACGGATGGACGATAAAATACTGAAGAATGTACTTAAGGTAGCCACACTTGATAAACGGGGGGATTTGCCGCGCCCCAAAGTCGAATAATTATATTACACCGATCGCCGTTAATATAATTATTGTATAATTATTATAGGAATAATACCCTCCACAGAAGAATAACATAAATATTTTAAGGAGGGGTAAGACCTTTTGTGCTTCGCCCACAATAGGCTTTACTAAGAATCTCTACAAGAAGAATAACATAAATATTTTAACTTAAAGGAGGGGGTAATGGGGTCAGAGGGCGAAGCCCTCAACCCTTGGGCGCCGTAGGCGCCCTGAGGGAACCTTGGTTCCCCTAGTAGGTCGGTAATTGATCCAAATTCATCATCAATATAGAATGGTTGGCACCAAGTTCTCGACCATCAACCCAAAATTGTTGGAAAAATGGAAATTTGAGCTGTTCGTCGGGCAGATGCCGATGGACCGTCCGCGCAATCATTTTATACAGTTTGAAACTAGGGTACCGCTCTTCCCCGTTGCGTTTATACAGCACATTCTTACCATCGTCGTTGCAGCACCACCGATAGATGGTCTTTTGAAAGTCGTTGAATTGGGAGACCGTATGGGGGTCGTCGCAGTCAATAATGAAATCGTAGATGGAGCAACCCAGTCGGCATAAATCAAAGCTGTAGTTAGGGTCCAAGCGCGGTTTTTTATCGTTCAAATAGGGCTCGGTATTGTATTGGGTGGAGGCATCGCCACCGGGTGCGAAACTGTCGCTACAGAAGAGGTGTCCATTATATTTATAGATGCTGCGTCCAAAATCGATGATTTTGAAGATCTTACCGTAGGTGGGGACTCGGTATGTTTTACCTTTATAGAGGTAATAAAGAAAGGGCTCGGACGTGACGGAGAACATGATATTGTTGGTGTGGAGGTCGTTGTGGGTGAAATGGAACGATTTTTGGTAGGCAATGAGGGTCATGATCACCTGAAAGAGGGCCGATGCTGCTGCGTTCTCGTCGACCTCGCCGCGGACAAAGAGCTCGTCTAAGGTGCCGTCGCATTTTTCCAGACAGATCATCTGTACCGGGAACTGCTTGACATAGGCAAATTGGTTGGGCTCGTCGGCGTCGAGATTTTCCTCTTCAGATTCGGTGGTCCATACGTCTTCATCATCCTCTTCATCATCCTCATCCTCGTTGCCCTCGTTGCCCTCGTCGCTACCCTCCTCCTCGTGATCCGAGTCGGAATCGGACGATTCGGCCGAGTCTTCGGTGTCGGGCGACGTATGGTGTGTGGTTTTTTCGTAAACTTCCTCAATCGGACTGACCGAAGGATCCAGAGGTTCCGAAGGATCCGAAGGATCCAAAGGTTTCAGAGGCTCCAAGGGCTCTAAAGGGTCCGAAGGATCTAAAAGGTCCAGCGGGTCCAAGGTATCGGGGCAGAGAACCACATCGTCGTCATTCGATATTTGTAATTTTACCCGGTTGGCCCGTGATCCGTAGCTAAAAAAGTCTTCACATGCGGCTTCTTTAGTCACAGTAAACAGTTTCCCGAGGTTCTCTAAGAAATAATCGGAGGATTGTAGGAATTCCAGATCATCACTAATATTGACCTTAAATACGTCTTGGATACCTAACCAGGATCCGAAATAATCCAGGCCATGGGCAAATCGGTGTTGATGGGCAAATTTGCTGGAAAGGAAGCAGAAAAAATTGTCGATATAGGAGGCGTTATTCGCGTCGACGATTTTTTTATGTGGTTCCACACCGTTATCGTAGAGCTTCGAATAGAGTTTGGGGAGAACCGTCAAATTATTGGCGCTTTGTTTGTATTTCCCTGTCATGTAGCGATAAGGGTCTAGCAAGGGGGAATATTTTATAAAGATGGACTGGTGACATGTCTCCTTATTTTCGTAGTGTATTGATGTGTGGGGGTCGATAAAATGGTAGGGGTGATTCAAGGCGATGCGATTGTAATTGTTCTCGTTGAGCTTGAAAAATACATTATAAATGGGATTATAGTTTTGAATATGCCGGACCGAATAGGGATTGTAGTTATAGACAGTGTCTTCCGGGGTAGGGACATAGGTTTCTTCTAAAGTTTTCCAATCTACCGGTTTGATTTTCGTGTAGTTGATGCAAAATTTCCCGCTGTTTTCGGTCATTTTTAATCTAAAACCGTATAAGTGCTTGACATATTTATATTTAGTCGAATCCAACGTGTTAGGTGGGCTCGTGTTCAGGTTTGCATCTAAAAATGTTTTAGTAGAATATACGTTGTTGTCTAGATGACATTACAACTGAAGAAGTTTGACATGAGGTCCATCACGTTCAAGCCGGATGAGAATAAGGGTCCGGTCGTCGTCATGATAGGACGTCGTGACACGGGTAAATCGTACTTGGTGCGCGATTTGTTGTTTTATCATCAGGATATTCCGATTGGTACGGTGATGTCGGGGACGGAAGCTGGTAACGGATTTTATTCTAAGATTGTCCCTAAGTTATTTATTCATGAGGAGTACAATTCGGTGCTAATCGAGAACATTTTGCGTCGTCAACGAACCGTGCTAAAACAAGTGAATAATGAGATTCAACAATACCGTAAAACTACGATCGATCCCCGCACGTTTGTGATATTAGACGATTGCTTGTACGACCAAAGCTGGACGCGTGATAAGCTCATGCGTCTCCTGTTTATGAATGGAAGACATTGACCAAATTTGGCTGCATAATTGCAGTCGTCCGGTGTCAGTCGGATCAAAAGTCCGGCTAGTTCCAAAAACGCTATTTTCTATTTTTTGGGGCGACACGTCCAAATTGCGGGGACATCTTGCTAGGTTCTTACTACTAAACTGCAGTAGAAATATTGCAGTGGCCAATGTTAACCGCATTGGGTAGAGTAAAAAGGTAGGAAATAAAGACAATCCGCAGCCAAGCCCCTAACTCCGTGGTAGGGAAACCGTAGGTTTCCCTACAAGGTAAGGATATGGGGAAGGTTCAACGACTAAACGGAGGTGGGGGTGATGAGATTGACCGTCTCAAATGATCTCTTAAGATATAGTCTAGCCTTACCAGAAATGGTAAGCCGTGGAAAATTTTCGTCGTAATTTGTATGCAGTATCCTTTAGGTATACCGCCTAATCTTCGAACAAACATTGATTATGTTTTCATATTGAGAGAACCATACCTAGTTAATCGGAAAAGAATCTGGGAGAATTATGCATCCATGTTCCCAACGTTGGAAAGCTTTTGTGCAGTCATGGATCAGACGACCGAGAACTACGAATGTTTAGTGATTTCGAACAATGCCAAATCCAATAAATTAAACGACCAGGTCTTCTGGTACAAAGCACAGGAACATTCTGATTTCAAATTGGGATCTAAAGAATTCTGGGAATTATCGAAGAATCTTGGAGACGATTCGGAAGAAGACGAATATGACCCGAGTAAAGGTAAGAAAAAACAAGGACAAGCAATTAATGTGAAGAAGAACAAGTGGTAACCCATTTGGGTCCTTATATAATATTGCATAAATTATATAAGGATTATTTAGGAATAGTTGTAAATGAGTGACGAAAGCCGAATCGAAGAGTTGACGAAGAGATGCGCAGTACTGGAAGCCGAGCTGAAAGAGACCAAGGAAAAGTTGAAAAAATATACGGCACCCGAGCGTAATCGGGAATTTTATAAGTTACACAAAGAGGAAATGTTGAACCGAAACAAGGAATATTATAGAGAAAAAGTCACGCCGGAGAAGCGAAAGGAATACGCGAGAAGGGCTTATTTGAACCAGAAGGAGAAAAAGAGGTTGGCAGCGGCCGCTGCCACGGAGACTAGTGCCACAAGTAACTAACGTAACAACTATTGTTTTTGCCCCACAAGTTGGTGGTGCAAAAAAACATTTTTATGGTAAGACCATATACCATAAAAATTTTTGTGAAAAACATACAATAGTGATGGATAAGTGTGAAAGTTTTTGAATAAGAAACAAAAACGAACACAATGCATCAGAGGTCAACAGGTCGAAATGTCCATACAATAATCAATCCTACTACAACTACTTACTAATACTACTACGTACCCTTTTTCGATGGGTGTGAAAAAAATGATGCAATGTCCAAAATTTTTTTTGCGATTCGCAGAATTTTGAACCGAATTCTTGTTTGGTCGTCTCAGACAGTTGTTTATCATTTAACACAGTTTTCAATAAATCAAATTTGGTACGTGATGTGAATGGAAGAGATACATGCACACAAGGTCTGAAAGCATCAAACAACGTCGTTAATAGTATTTGGGCGAAAGGGTCCACGTCCGTGGTCGCGTCGCGACCAGATATCTCACGAATAATATCACAAAACAGTTTCATTCGCCTCCGCACTCGGTCTACGCACGAACTACTTAGCATTATAATCCCCAACGTTTCTATGTAGTTTTCGATAAATCACTATTGAGGGGAACCAAGGTTCCCCTCTCACCCCTCCTTTACTGGGCGCCGTAGGCGCCCTTACGATCCTTCCCTTAACAGTATAGGTTCTCTACAAATTATGTTATACATTCTTATGCTAATATAATTCAAAATGCGGTTTAATCCACCTTGAGGGGAACCAAGGTTCCCTAAGGCCGCCTACGGCGGCCAAGGGTTGAGGGCTTCGCCCTCTGACCCCTCTCACCCCTCCTTTACTAGATGAATCCCAAAATCCCTTACGATCCTTCCCTTAATTATGTTAACTATTTGAATAACCTAATTAAGAATATTGTTTAATCCACCTTGTCAACATCGTCCTTATCATCGATGGTCACAGTAATGTTGTCAGTTGAGGGAGGGTTTGCAAGGATTGAGCCCTGCAAGGGCTCCACCTTGGGCGCCTCTGGCGCCCTGAGGGAACCGTAGGTTCCCTGCTTTTTGAGGACAGCATCGCTATATGCTTTGGCCCCCTCCGACGTCGCCACCTCGCGTTCCTCGAAATCCACCTTCTCTTTGAT